GTGTTTTACAATGGCATCAGTACAAATGATAACCTCAATGAACTGAGTGCTGGGTGTGGATAATGTAAATCCAGCAAAGTTGTCGTTACGCTCTCTACACAGAGAAGCATTTTCTACAATCTCAATTCCAGCAACTTCCATCAAGCGAAGAAGTGTTACTCGTTCAGGTGTAAGATATGCTTCCATATTAATCAAGCATAGATTTTTCTTGCTTGGCGAGTTTGAAATACATCTTGTAATAACGACCTTTGATTTCCTGTAAGGTAATCATGTCCTCTTCAAACCCCAAGTATTTGAGCATCATAAAAGCACTTTCTAACTCACTGATAATGCGAAGCACATTAGTAGAGTGAACTTCCATACCACCAAAGACAAACTTTGTAGAATCTTTTTCAACATGCTGAATATGTTCTGGAAAGTCTACCATTGGATATTTGATAGTAACGACGCGATAAGATTCTCGTTCACCACCAGAATACTCATGTAATTCAGTATTCTTAAGTTCACCCTTTAGAAGCAGAGTTGCTTCATTAAGTAATCTCTTTACTTTTTCATCCATCATCCAAAAGTGCTATCGGGTTCAAGTGCGATGTAATACTTCAGGTTGAACTGAGTATTGGTAAACTGACTCAGCAGTTTAGAGGAGACAACAACATCATATGCACCAGGGATGATCTTGATATTCTCAACTTTGAAGTTGAAGCAGAACTCCTTATCGGTTTCACCAACCACGATTGCGTACTCGTTGGATGTTTCGTTCTTCTTGTCACGAACAACCAGTTTGATAACACCCGCTTCACCAATAGCAGAGAAGTCAGGCAGTTGATACACTGCTGCTGCCTTCAGGAGTTTCTCCAGAGAGGTGGTGTCCAGTTGGAAGGTAACATCCTCAGAAGGAAGGGTAATCTCTTTCTCAGGTGGAGAGATGATGACGTTGGGGTCAGCATAGAAATACTTAACGCGACGCTTACCTTCACGGATGCTGAGATAAGAAGTCTCAGTGAAGTCCAGGTCAGGGTCCTGGTGCAAACTCAGACCGTTCAGAAACTGGTTCAGGTCATAGACAGCAAAGTCCCGTGGGAAGTCTTCCTTGATTTCTGCCTCAGCAAGAATGTTCTTGGCGACAGAAATAGTGCGGAGCTTAGTGCCTTGCTTCACCAAGATAGAATTGTTGATACCAGCAAAGTTCTTGAGGATGGTGAGGGTGTTATCAGACAGTTTCATTTTTTGTTCTTTGAGTTTCATAATCATTGGTTGTAAGTTTCACGCTTTGCATTCTTGTCATTGAAGTGCAGAAGAAGAACTGCATAATGTAGAATTTTGATAATGTCCCGACGAGCGGTACCTTTCTTGTCGTAACGAGAGGCATACTTGAGGATGTTGCTACGGCAGAATGCTTCACCATCACCACATGCTTCAATCAGATCAAGTGTCTGAATTTTATCATCACCAGCAGAATAGTGCTGGTTGTATGTGCCAGTAATGTAATCTGACAATTCTTTGAGGATTTCTTCCTCGTTGTATTTGTATCTTTTCGATTCTGTCATATTAAGGTTGAAGAGGTTTTCTTCCATCGCTGCGTCGTAGAATAAGGACCAAGAGTTAATAGTCATATTATATCACTCCTGAATGGGTTTGGCAACTTCAGGCATTTCAAAGTCAACATCAACCTTGTCATACAGTTCAAGGAATGCTTGCTTGGTTTCATCATCAAAACGATTGATGCAGACTTGGATTGCTTTTGCCTTGTCACCAAAGATTTTGAAAGCACGGACAATATGAACCAGACGGCGGGTGCTGATGATTTCCTCAATACCACCATCATAGAAGGTCTTACGGATGATGTCTGCCCAGTCTACCAGACGACCACAGAAGTCCTTGTCGTAGCACAGTTTAGTCAGGATAGACTTCTCTTGTGCGGGAGTGGGATACTCTTGCTCAAGGGTGATAGGGAACCTTTCCAGGAAGGCTTCGTTGAGCACATTAGTACCAATGAATCGTCCATCGTCGGAACCTTTACCCTTGGTATTTGCTGTTGCGAAGATCTGGAAACCATCCTTGGGTGCAACATACTTGCCAATCTTCTTGAGGAAAACCCCTTTGCCTTCGAGGATGGACTGAAGACATAGGATCTTGTTGGAGGCAAGGTCGATTTCGTCAAGAAGCAGAACTGCTCCCCGCTGGAGGGCTTCAATAACGGGTCCATTGTGCCAGACGGTTTCTCCATTAACAAGACGGAAACCGCCAATAAGATCGTCTTCATCAGTCTCGATTGTAATGTTTACGCGAATCAGTTCTCGCTTCGTTTGAGCACACGCTTGCTCCACTGAGAAAGTCTTACCATTGCCGGAGAGTCCCGTAATGAAGACAGGGTAGAATAAACCGGATTCAATAACTTTTTTAATATCACCGAAGTTACCAAACTTGACGAAGTTATCATCTTTTGTGGGAATAAGGTTTTGTGCGATTGCTGGTACGGCAGCAGGTGCATTGTAAGTCTCTTCGAGTTCTTCTACTGTCTCGGTAGATACTTCAAAGTTCCACTTACCACGTCCAGTCTTGTATTGTTCAATCTTCTTGGTGACGGTCTGATAGTTAGAACCGTTCATAGCGCACCACCCCTTGATCTCAGCACTGGTGACTGCTTCACCGTAGAGTGCTTGGAGAGAGGTGATGATGTAATCGGGGGACAGAGACATTTGTTTGTCTTAACTGAACATATTATATAACAGAAAAGGCACCCGTAGATGCCTTGTGGACGGTTATTCAGTTGTCACACTACCAGGTCCATGAACTCATTGAGAATCTTTTTGTTCATCTTCTTGGACTTCAGACTGTTAACAAATGCTCGTTTGATTTGAGACTTGGTAGCAGATTCCTCAACATCAAAATCAGAATCACTGGACATAGCAGTAGAGGAGATACCAAAGTAGCGATGATAAGGACTGGTCTTGATTGAGAACGCACGCTCTTTCTTCCAGACTTTCTGAATCTTGATGAAGTCATCAACACCAGAATAACGACGGATGAATGAGTTAGCGTCGCGAGGAGCAAGAACACGGATACCGATGAAATTTACATCAGTAAACTTGTCACGCAAATCCCTCAGAAGAACATCAGTGATATTCAACCAGTGACCAGTGAAACGATAGGTCATACCAGTCTGACGGTCGCGCAGATAGCACCAGTCACCAAGTTGTCCATAACCCAAATACGGTTCTACATTGGGTTGACGGCGAACTTCCTTGTGACGCTTCAGAGGATGTGCTTCACCATCAGTCAAGATGATGCACTGAACTTTCTGCAGTTTGTTCTGCTGTTTAAACTGAGGAATGATCTGATGCAGAGCCACCAGAGATTCATTCAGAGGTGTACCAGACAATCCCATGCCGACAGGAATCTGATAGGGAGCATAGAAACTACGGGAAAAATAATGCGCCATACGGAAGACACTACGCATCTGGAACTCAAGAGTCTTAGCGCTTGTCTTACTGGTAAACATATTCATCAGAGAGAACCACTCTGGAATAGCAATCAGACCATCTTTCTTTTCATAGGAATGTGGACGGAAGACACCATCTTGGAAGATAGGATACTCATTAGTGAAAGCATAAACCTCAAAGGGAATGTTGACCTTCTTACAGAACCACAGCAGGTTGAACATCTGCTTACATGTATCAATCAGAACGTCAGTCATAGAACCAGACCAGTCAAGGATAAACACCAATCCGTGATTCTTACCGTCAGGGATGATAGTGACTTTCTTGAACAGGTCTTCGTTGTACTTGTAGGTGTGAAGTTTAGATGTGCTCAGAACACCCGTGCGAGCAGTAGAAGACCGTGAGTATGCATCCGCAGTCTTACGGCACTCAAACTCTTTCACAAGATAGTTAACTTCTTTCTGTGCCTGCTTCTTGAACTTTGTGAACTCTGCATCGACAGTTTCGAAATAATCTTGGTTCTGATCACCCCAGACACGCTCATACTCCTGATTGATCCAATCGTTGGTGATAATGATATCTTTCAGATTGACCTTAGGCAGTTCCAGATAAGCATTCTCAGAACCAAAGTTTTGAACCAGGTCTTTCAGTGCTTCTTCCAGAGAATCAGCAGTCTTGGTTTCTGGTTCATCAGAATCTACTTCAATCTCATCAGAGTCACCAGAGTTGTTCTTGATTTCTTGAGTGTTGTCTTCATCACTACCAGTATCACCACCAGCCTGTGGTGTATCACCATCAACGTTTGCTTCTTCTTTTTCTTCTTTTTCTTCTTTCTTATCTTCCAGTGCTTGCTTGCAATACTTGTACAGTGCTTCTGCTGCTTCAAGAACTTCAGCAAAAGTATCGGCAGTATCAATCATACCAATGATTGTCTTCTCATCCTGAGAGAACTTAACAGGAAGGAAACTACCAACTTTAAAATATAGATTTGCGCGATCGGCAAGACTCATTTCATCAACATCTACATCCTTGATGTCGAAGAAATCATCTTCCATAAGTTCTTTATATCCAGTATAGAAAGTCTTGGATATACCTGGATACCGACGCTTCATCATCTTCTCAATGCGAGCGTCTTCTACAATGTTCACAAACTGAGGAGGAACCTTGACTTGCTTGGTCCAGTCCTCATCAGGAGTAAAAAGGGCATGACCTACTTCATGCCCTACAAGCATATCATAAACTTCGTTGCTTGCTTTCTCCCACCTAGGCAGGGTAAGGACCCTTGTATGGACATTAAAGCAGGCAGTCTCAACGTTTTTGCTCTCTACTACCAAGTCCTCTGTAGCAAGCAGTTTAGCAAGTGTCGATTTTATCTCGTGTGAAATCATCGAAGTTTGTTCGTATGGAC